GTTGTTCGAGGTGTGCCGTTTGAGCCGTCTGAAATTAAATTCAAACTCTTTGTATCTGTCGCATTCCAGTAAGATCCTGCTTGCGTTGCATCATTTATTTGACCATTATTTCCATTATCTGCTGTTACCGCGTTATGATGATATTGAGCAAAATGCCCCTGAAAAGCATCATCTAAATTTATTCCTTCTTGAGTAAGACGGAATGTGCCTGAACCTGAATCAGTATAAGCTATTTTTGTTCCATCTATTATGGCATCATTTTCTGTATTATATAATAAAACAGCATTAGAAAACCAACGAACATAATATAATTGTCCATCTGTCATTCCTGTTGGAGCAGTTCCAGAGACAACTTTAAAAATAAATGGAATTCCATGCCTAAAAGAAGCTCTTGCTCCTGAAATATTAAAGGTTAAATACCCTGATGTATTAACCACGTCACTGTTTGTAAACTCATAGTCAGGTATAGCAACTCTATCGTAAGCTCCTGGTACAGGAGTGGGATAAAATAACGTACTTGATCCACTTAAATCTGCATCACCTGCAGCAACATGTTGATCATTGTAAAGATGTCCTATTTCTTCAAATAGTTTCGGGTAATTAGCTTGAGAAATAGCATTGTCGAAGTCGAAAGAAAGATAGCCGTAAGCTGATCTATCTTTATAAGTAGAGAAGTATCTTATACCTCCAATAGGAGTACCATCATCCTGTTTTGTTGTCGGCTCAGGCATCTGAATATTTACATCAAGGGTGGTATCATCTATGGCAACTCCAACAAAGACTATGTATTCCTGCCAGTCAATATCTCCTTTAGTACAGAAAGCTCCATTATTGCCTAAATAATATTTATTCCCTGCCGTAAAAGAAGAAGCCGGAAAACCTGTTAACTTACCTTTAGACTGTACCTGTATTGTGTCTCCCGATGTTCCGCCTGTTGTTGCAAAGCCTGAAATAATAGCTTTATCTAAGTATCTTTTATCAGCCACTACAAGCTTTCCTGCATCAGCCGGATTATCTCCATCATCAGTACCATTATCAAAATAAACAAGGTCAAACTGAGAAATAGAGTCTGTCCCAACTACTCCGTTTACTTTAACTGCACCACCTGTTTCAACTACTTCCCAATAAGTAGTATCTCCTCCTGGGTTAATATCAGGAGTTTGGCCTTTGTTATCCTGTACAGCTTTTATCAATACTCCATTATAAGAAGTAATATCATCTTCTAAATAATCTACATCAGGGTCCCATCTCGTTCCATAAATATTCATTTCAGTCCAATAGGCTGTTTCGACTCCAGGCTCTTTATTCCTATTATTTGATAAAGATGTTGCAACATAAATTATACCTTGATGAAAAACGACATCTTTATCTACATAAAATATTCCAGAATCCCAATTTGATATTCTTGATAAATATTTTTCCCAATATGTATAATTTGTGCCTGGAATAATACCTGTGCAAGGTGATAAACAAATCCAAAATTCTCCATCATATTGTACAATACTATCTGTTGCATAATTATAGTCATTGTCATAATGCTTAGGCATAAAACCTTCACGCATTATAATATCGCCATTTTCATCAAATGCAAGCACGCCATTTATTCTATCTACGAGCGAAGGAATAACAAGGGCTGTTTCATTATCAGCGAGTGAGGTACGAACAACACGATTGAGTTCTTCTTTCAACTGCTGTACAGCCATCATCAGTCTATCTGCAGCACGTTCATGAGAAGTAGCCGGAAAATCCCCACCGGTTGGCCAATGTGTCTCCTGAACTAATTCAACAGTTCTTCTTATAGAAAGTGTCCCACCATCGTATCCGGTCGAACCAAGATGAATCATAAACCCGGAATCAGTAAGTGTATCCACGGAGAATTCTGTTTCGTCAGAAGGGGAATCAGAATAAGTTAATTCGGTTTCAACTCCCAGGTCGTCCACGTAAAAAACATGAACATCAGAAATATTGTCTATTTTAAAATCCGCACTAAAGTCCAGATTGCCGAGAACCGGCGTGTGATTTTTAACTGTTCCGGTGGTACTTATCATTTATCTTCCCTCCTGTCTCCTCCAAGAATAACATGGATTGGTTTTCCTGTCACGGAAAAATCTATCCAGTCGTTAGTTACGGCTGAATACCAACCAGCTATCCCAAGAGCATTTGAAAACGATTTTATTTGTTTTGCCATTTCTTCATTGCTATTCATTGCCTTGTCCCACTTTTTCGCACTGAACATATTGAATACCCCTCTTACCGGAGCTGTGAAAACTCCGGAATCATAGTGAGTACCTTCTGATTGTGAAATTATTTCTTTTCCAATTATTGGTATCGCACTCACAGATCCGGCCAATAACGCAGCCGCAAAATCTTCCGGATCTTCCGGGACCTGTTTATGAGAGAGCATCCAAATTGCAGCGTTCATCGTCATTATTGCAGCAAGGCCATAAACCCCGGCAAGATGTTCTGCTTCTGAGTTTAAAGGATTAAGATTTGGCAACGTCTGATAAATAAGATAATTGTAAATCTTTGTCGGCTGCTGAGTAAACATTAAGGCCATACTCATGAGTTCACTGTGCCTGTAAAGACTCGGTAAAGTTCCTTTATCAGACGAAGGCTGTGTCAAAGCAACATAATCTCTGGCCATCTGTATCGCCTTTTCTTCTCCAACCAGGCTTTTGTTTTTTGAATAAATCGAATACCACCCTATTGCTTTCATAATATTGTCAAAAACACTAATTCCCTTCATGCCGAAATCATCAATTTGTTTTTTCGTTTTAAGGATTTTATTCTTTTGATACCGGTATCCGAGCATATCTTCATATCCTGTCCCGGACTGAATCGAATAAGGATCTACCTCTGTGATAAAATCTATAATCTTATTTTTCGCTTTCTTCCCATCCACATACCAGGAAGAATTAAACTTACCTATTGTACTCATAAACGTTCCGGGACCAGCTTCTGACATAAACATCATTACTGATGGAATCTGTCTTAACCAAATAGCCGGGCGTGCAGCAAGAGCGGCTACAGCCATATTATGCCGAATAAACCTTGCCGACCGATCAATAAAAGAAGAGCCGTGAAGTGAGGATGGGTTTGCCACGTCTTCGATATACTTATCCAGCCCCTTAACCCAACTCTTATCGTAATTCTCCTGAATTGTTGCCCGGATCGTCTTGTCATTCATAAAATGCTTTGCTCTGGATACCCATTCCGCATGAGCGTTATATTCTTCCTGCTTGAAAATATAATTCTGCCATACATCCCAAAGGCCATCATTTATTTCATGTGCCTTGTCCGGAGTCGCCTCCTCTCTCTTTAATGTAAAATCTTTGCTGACTCCCTGTTTTTTATAATCTGTCCCACGGATCATTGTACGGAAAATATCTTCATCCAAAGTATCGTATTCAACATTTATTGCCTGCAAAGGAAGATAGAATGATACCCGGCCAAGTCTTTTCTGATTCATTTTCTCATAGGTTGCAGCTATCCCATGCCATGCTTCCTGTAAATCTCCCTGGAAAACCTGGGCCATTTTTTTCTCTTCTTTCGTTAAAACTGTATCGAGAATATCTGTTGTAAACATTTTTTCATCTACTTCATTTCCATAAACCAGATGTGTTTTTGCATCATTATCTTCCCCGATCTTTACCAGCCAATAATACATAAGCTGCTGTAGGGAGTATTCCTCGCCATTCACCATCCTTGTTTCGTGCATTTTCTCGGCTATCTTTTTCTTTTCCATCCCAATTTCTGCAGTAATTTTATCTGCACGTTCTTTCATTGCAATCTTTGCTTTATTGGCATTATCCAATCTTTGAGTCCATAAAAATTCAACGCCAAACTCACCGAAAAGCTTTTTGGCCCAATGGTATGGCATCATAGCTTCAAACTTTAACCCTTTTATTATACTTCCGTCTTTTTTTGATTTCTTCGCAACTTTATCCTGATATAGTAAGAATTCTGATTTTAGGATCTCATCATCAATTAAACGGTTTTTTGTTTTCTCAGCAAGTTCAACCTTCCCAATATACCGCATAACATCAAGATCAGTTTTGATTTTGAATAAGTCTTCTATGCTTAATTTCGGAGCGACCGCTTTCATTTCCTCGTTATAAGAGATCTTCATGTTGTTCAAAAGAATATCCGCAATCTCTTCTGCAGTCTGGTTATAGTTTGCTACAAATCCGCTTGGTACGGCCACTTCCGGGTTTTTACCAACCTGGATTACAGAATTGATATAATTTTTTACCTCTTCAATATCTGACTCACTCACAACTCCATTTGCCATAGAAATAACTTTTTGCCATGTTTTGATAAACTCTGCAGCCGGGTAGGAGACGGTGGTTTCGACCGGCCTTAGAATAGAAGTCATGAGTTTATTTCCTTCAAGCTCTAAATAATTATAAAGAGACTTCCGCATTTTGCTGATTAACATTTTTTTGAAATTCTCTATCTTATAGATAGCTTTCATCCTTGTTTTAGTTTTCTCTACCTCAGCCAAAACTTCAATTTCATTTATCTGTGTTGACGGTTTAACTAAATCGAGGTTTTCAGTTTCACTGATAGTTATCGCCTTGTCGTCATAAACAACATAATTTGTTCCCTTCTTATAACTTCTATTACCCATTGTTGTGTCGGCTGGATATTTTACTCCATCTATGCCGGCTCGAAGCATGAAAAGCGAAGCGTCTTTCGTATTTGCAAAATGCTCAGTAAACTGTTTATATAAATCCTTATAGGTTATATCACTTGGAATTAACCTTGCTTCCGGACCATAGTTAGCAATTAAATCATCAAAAGCTTTTGTATATTCTGGCGTTCTTTCTTCTGGGCCACGTAAACTTTCATAATCTTTAACAAGTTGTAAAAACTTTTCCTTTGCCCTTGTCAGAGTAGTTCTTCTTATTATTGCGTCTATATCAGCATAATATTTATCATCCTTAGAGATCCCAACGTTTGAAAGGATATCAGAGAGATCTTTATCTTCCAGAAATTCAAACTCCCTATCTTCCATTTCGATAGCAACTTCTTTCATTATTTTCTCAAGCTGGTAATTCTTAATTGGTTCGTGCCATTCTGCATAATCGTATTGACTCGGGTTTTTCCCGTGATGAAGTATGATAGAATATACAATTTTTGTATCTGTTTTATTTGTCTGAGAAGCTCCAACAGCATATTTTTTTGCGATATCTTTCTGCGAAGTAAAATAATATCCTTCTGAGAAAAATTGCCCTCCGGCTCCTGTACTCATATATTCCGGGCTGAATTCATCAAAGATCCTACTACTACCATGATACAATCCGCCTATCTGGTTGCTATCTCCAAACTTCTGTGTCTTACCCTTGTCTGTAGTTTCAGATATATCTTTAGAGAGAAGGGAATCAAAATATTCACTGATCTCTTTAGGTAATTTCAATGTAAGCCCTGAGTCCTCTCGATCAAACAAAGCCTCCATAAATTTCCTGAACATATCAAATATTTTATTTAACCAGGATTCATATTGAGTTTCACCCATAACTCTTTCCTGAAAAGCATGAGCAAATGTTTCACCCATCGAATAAGTCCACTTGTCTCCGGGCTTCCACTGTTTTTGCAACATTAAATTATAAGCATATTTGTCATGTGCCTTTTTTTCGAAATATAGTTTGTCAGAATATTCTTTATCTTTAGTTTCTCTGAATTTCTTTTCTAAAATACGGATACGTTTATCATATTCTGTAACATAATTCTGTAATCTCTTTATTGTAGATTCATTGATCCACGGAGTAATCTGATTATGTTCCTCTGGCGACAAAGTAATTTCAAACAAATGCCCAAGCTCGTGTATTACAGTAAATGGAGTTGCATTATCACTGAACCAAAGAGCAACATGATTTTTGCCATCTTTCCCGGTATAACTTGAAACACGGCCATACAATTCTGGATCTCTATTTTTCTTTCTATCCTCGAGTTCTTGAATTAGGTTATCATAAGCCTCACCTCGAAGAAATACATCATCCTCAAATCCTATAAGATCCATTAACTCTTTTAATGAGAGGCCTTTTTTATTTGCCCTTAACTCAAGCAGCATTATCGCTGTCCGGTTAACCCCGGGTGGTACAGACTTTATATTCTGGCTAAAAAGTTTATCGAGGCGTAATCTTTCTTTTTGATTTGCTTCTTTTATCTCGTCAATAGCAGAAGTCAATTCTTCTTTAATATCATTCTTGACTTGAGCTTTTTCTTCTGGATTTATTAACTTTGATCCTGCAGTTCCTTTTTTAATGCCCGGGATATTGTTTAATATTTCTTCTGGAGATTTATTTTCAGCTTTTGCCTTTTCAATTTCATCAAGCATTTCCTGCTTTGCTTCGCTCAAATAATATAAAGTCTCCTGATCCTCGACTTCCTGGATGGATTCGTCAACAATCTCCATAAATTTCTTGACAAGCTGCTCACTTTCAAGATCGCCATTGAGAAAAGATTGCATTTCCGGACTTTCAAATTCTTCGATTTTGTTATTTAATCTGGTATAAACATCTTCCAGTTTTAATCGGAGCCTTTGCTCATTGAAATTATTTCTGGAAACAGCATCTACAATATGGTTAATATTTAAAACATCTGATTGAAGTTCATACTTTGCTTTGATAACTTCTCTTATCTGCTCTCCGATTTGTGCAAGAGCAGCTTTGTCTTTCTTGTATTTCGTTCCGAGGGATTGCAACCGTTCGATCTCTTTATTGAGTTGGTCTATTTCAATCTCACTACGAATATTATAATCCGCAAGGGTTTGTACTTTAGAGCCGCCCTGGGCCTGTTCAACAAGATCTGAAACCTTTTTAATATTTTCCTGCAAAATATCTTTTGTTTTTTGATCTACGTCAACACTATCCAGAACCCTATTTAAGGTTGAAACAACCGGCTTCATATTTGCAAGATATTTCTTAGAATCCGGGGCAGTATTCCAATTCTCAATATAATTATTCAGATTCCTTGCATTTTCTTTATATTTTTCAAAACTTAATACTGCAGTATCCCCTTCCGGGTTTAACTCATAGGTATACTCTGTTCTCTCAACCCCTTTCTCGTCAGTATATTTCTTTTTATCTATGACATTGTAATTATTGAATACAAAATCTTCAAAAGTTTTATATCGCTGATAAAGAGCCGGTTCTGACATATTGAGAGGAGCAATGAAATCTCCAATATGTTTTTCTTTGTAAGCGTTCAGATCAGTTTGGAAAGCTTCTGATTTTGTATCCATATCTGGATTTTCTGCAACAAAAGCTTCGTAAAGTTTCTGATCTATATATTCCTTTACCAATTCATCTGTAACCTTGGATTGTCTTTGCAGATCCTGCATCAACTCACCTTGTTTGATTACTTGTCCTTTTGTCTTTTCGATAGTCTTGTCAGAATATTTCTCCATCCGAGGGTCTTTCTGTACATATTCCTGTACCTTTTCAGCAGCAAATTCACCCTCTTCTTTCAAAACCTTTTCCGTGTTATCCCGAACTATCTTCTCTACATCATCAGAAATTGCCTTATTTACTTTTACATGATTTGAGAGTGCGGTAAAACCACCACCAAAAAATGCCATCGGAGCAGTAGCCCAGAAAGTCTGAACAACAGTCTGATACATTTCTTTTTTAACCTGATCAAACCCGATCATATCATCCTTGAAGTATTCTTTATTCTGATCGAGAATTATTGCAAGGTTCTGAGCAACTTCATCGGTAGCTGTTTGTGTTATTTCCTGAGTAATCTCACTCATTTCTCCGGAGAGTCCAACTCTTGCAAAATCCACAAGTGCCCTACTTACACCACGCTTGAGTGCTTTCTGTGACATCATGCTCAAAACAACTTCCGGATCACCGAATAATTTCTTTACACCGGGAATCTTTCCCAGAAAATACTTCTCAAAATACGCTTCAACCAATCCTTTAGCGAGCCCGGCATATTTTGATAAAACTCTTTTCGTCTCTTCATCCAGTTTTTTCCCCGGAACTATATTGCCCTCATCATCAACAGTATCTGCAGCCTTTATTGAAGAAAGCTGCATATACGTCTCTGCTTCCTCTGTGGCAGCATAATACTTAACTTCTGGTAAAGTAACACCTGCAGTAAGTCCGACTGCTGTGGATGCTATTTTACCCCCTATCATAGGAGATATTCGTGAAGCAGCAAGCCCGGCGAGAGCTAATATTGAACGTGGAACTTTTTCTTTCCCATAAGGACTATTCCCGGTAATCCAATCTACGAGTCCTTGAACCATTGGCTTGAATTCTAACTTAACACCTTCATCGGTTACATTCCCGGACTCTTCCAGCCGCATCATTATATTATCAGCACCGAGTATATAATTTGCAGCATAAAGTTGTCTGTATATCTGCTCAGTAGCACCAGTTGCCATCTTCATGAGAATGTTTGACTCTTCATAGTTCGGAGGAAGTTTTGACTGTAAAAGGCCGAGTTCTGCCTCATACTTTTTCTCAGCTTCCGGAGAATATGGAGATTTCAAATACCGGGAAGTGAGCATTTCCATTTCGGTCTGGATTTTCCCGAGTTCATAGGAGTCTTTTATTCTTTGCCAGGCTTTTACCGGTTCGGTATCACCAGTAAAATGTCTCGCATATTTGTCATAATTATTGTAAATTTCACCATAGGGGAGGTTAAACTTCTTCATCATTAAAAATGTAGAAGCTATTTTTGCCTGTTCTTCTTCTTTGCTCTCTGCTGTTTTTACCCGGTTGTCGACAAATGGGGTGTGCATAAATTTAGACAGTTCCGGATCTTTGTAATTATATGGATCATATTTTGGTTTCGGAGCAGTCTGGAATAAATCCTCAACTGGGTTTCTTTCTATATTCTGCGTTTCTCCATTGAAATAATTTGAAAGTACAGGATCTTCGCCAGGTTGAAGAGTATTTGAAAATAATTCTTCTATTGCATCACTCACCAAAGACCTCCGGATGTGTATCCCATTGCTCTCATTCTCTCTTCTGCTGCCTTCTCAGCATCACTCTTTTCTATCCCACCTGATACTGGTGGCAAAGTACCTGTCATCATATGATATTGTCTTGTGGCCGCAGCAGCAGCTTCTGCCTGCCTCGCTGCCTCGTCTTTATCATGCTTATTAAATTCAGCAGAAGTAGGCGGAGGTGTTTTAATAATCTTTGATTTCTCTGCAATGCCTTCCGGAGAGGGATCTTCAAGCGGTATTAGCCGGTAATTTCCATCATAAGTAAGTCCCCATAAATACGGATTCTTTCCATTTATCACATTACCATTTGCATTTACAGAGTAAAGTACAGTTTCTCCATTTATAACTTCACGTTTCATATCTCCAAGTTTTTGCCAGCCTTCATATGTCATTACTAACGGCTTGTTCCATTCCTGGGTTCCTTCCATTATTGAACCAATCTTATATCCGAGAGCAAGATTCTTATATTTCTTTTCTGCTTTAGAAAGTTCAAGCATAACCGGTTGCTTCTTCTCTATATCAATTATATAGTCTTTTCCGTTTTCGTGATAAATCGGTATTCCCAACTTAAACTTTAATTCACCAGTATATGCTTTCCCTTTATGCAAATTCTTATAAGTCTCATCATAACTGCGCATTATTCTTTCGCGGAGAGCAGGATCAGCCACATCAAGACCAGCAGCACCACCGGCATTAACTTCATTTATAACTTTTTCCGGTCCGGAAAGGTAAAACCTTGATAAAAACCCTCTTTTAGCACTGCCTGCAGCCATATTATTCAGTTTTTCAGTAGTTTCCTGATCTATGATGTTTTTTAGAATATTATCAAATACGGCTCTTTTCTCTGCATCTTTCATTGTTGCTGCCTCGGACTCATTTTCAAAATACCATTTCGTGATTGCATCCTCTGCTGCACTCAATTTCACCGGATCTATTTCTCCATTATCTTTCACATATTGCTTATAAAAAGCAGATTTCTCAATATTATCCTTTGCATTGAATTTTGTGATATACCCAAGTTTATTCCCTGCCATATCAGTCAATTTTATATAATCATCCGGAAGCAAATAAGGGTATTTATTCTCATCAACCATATTCATTAAAGATAATGCCTGTTTCATTGTTTCATCGGGATCAACACCATTTAATATTGCAGAAGCTAACTGTTGCCGATAAAGGAAAGACCTTTCTTTCGCAATATTACTTGGAGATTTTGTTTTTGTATCTGGGTGTAATAATAAATATAATCTATGCCAATCTTCCGGGTCCATATCCTTAACTTTTGAGTTTAAATATTCATCAGTCAGTTTGCTTTGATTAAACATTTCAAAAGCCTTGTCATATTCTGCCTGCTGTGCTGTTGTTTTTAAATATTTCTTTTCGCTTCTGAAAGAATTTAAAACTGTCTGCCTATCTTCTTCGGGAATTGCATCATACCCTTCTCCGGATAAAAATGATGTTACATCTAAATTATCACTCTGGAAATCTTTATAGGCTTGAGCAATCGCATCTCCTCTACCATATAATAATGCTTTATGATTCTTGTCAAAATTATCTATAAGAGAGGCTTTGAGATCTGTAATTTGTTTATCATTGAACGTAATTTTATTTCCATCCGGGTCTATATAATAACCATCCTTAATTAATTCAAAAGCATCCTTAACCGGGAGTTCTTTTAAATCTTTATATGTTGAATAATAATCAAACTCCAGCCTTGCTTTCTTTAATTCATTATCTATTTGATTTGGAGGGAATAATCCTAAATCTGCAGCTCTCTTTATCGTTGACTCTACAGCAAACCAGTTCTCCTCTTTTATTGCTTTACTTCTATCAAGCGTATAGTTCTCTGCAAGAATTTTATTATTTTGAACATCGGCCTCCATCATCATTTTAAATGTTTTATTATTGATGTCCTCAACAAGCCGATTTTTTAATTCTTCTTTTTCATTAGCAGACAAATCTTTCATACTGTCTACTTTGTAATACATATTCTCTATTAAGAAGTCTTTGTTATTATCAATATTCTCCAGATTATTCGCATAATCTGCGATCCGATTTTGAGCTTCTGTATCGAGTTCCCTGAAAGCACTGTCCACCTTAACAGCACTTTGCTTTGCCTTCATATTCTTATAAAGAGCAATCCCATCATCAATCAGTCTTCCGAAAACTCCCAAGGCACTCCAGTTATTATAAAGAGGATTCTCTTTAGCGACTTCTACCCTTTGTAATTGACCTTGAGGAACGAGAGTTTTGGTTTCACTTTTGTAGTCCGGTAATTTTCTTACTTCTCTAACTGCCATTACTCTCTCCTAATCAAATGGATTTAACCATGACCATCCAGTATGTGATTTTTTTGCTTTATCACGAGTCGTTGTAGCAAATGTAATCTGGTTACCATGTTCGGCGGCCTGTTTTCCATAGATATCTGCCTGGCCTTGCATAATCCCTGCTTGTGCATTCATAAAATTCTGTACTCTGCCAACATCTCTCTCTGTTCTTCTCTCTATAGAAAGAGTTCTCGTCCTGTTCGATCCGGCAGTTCCCATACCGCTTGCGGCAGCGAGCGCCTGCTGATCCGCATTTGCAGAAGCTCCTTCCTCTCTTATATCTTGCATTTTCTCGGTCTGTTGCGTTTGGAAAAGATTTATTTTCTGATTCATTATTGCCTGGTTTTTTAACGCAATAGCTTGATCAGATAAGGCTTGTTTCCTCTGGTTTTCTGCTGCTATTTCACGATTTTTTGCATCAGTATTTGCTTTTAAAATCGTTCCACCAATATTAAATAAATCACCAAACCATCCCATTAAAAGACCTCCACATTAATTGTCAGAGATAGAACCGTCATTGGTAAAGGAAGATCCTGTCTAATCATAATATCACCATTGAATTCATGGCCTCCACGATGTGGAACCCGGACAGTCCCGGATATAAGATCCTGCGGTACATCCATAACAATTGTTTTATCATAATTAAAATTATCCAGATTATCTTCGTCCTTTCCTTCTTTCCCTGCAAGAGTTTTGTAAACTTCTATTCCAACATTGGTTATTCTCTTTTTTGTGTTCTTTTTCAACCCAATATTCATAGGTACGAGATCGCTGAAATAATTATATCCAACCGTGAATTCTGTCCTTCTTGTTTCGAGCTGGATTTCCCCACTCGCACTAACAGTATATTCACCAACCGGGACAGGCCCGGACATCACGAATACAGTTTTGTTCGCAAGATGTGTCATTCCAGTGATCAAATTATCAACTTCCTGAACGGTTCCTGAATCCTTTGTACCAAAATCATCCATAATTGGATATTGCCCGGTTATCTCATCGAGAAGTTTAAATGTTGTTGTATCTACTACCTCGACCTGGAAGATATTATAATCAAGCGTATCAACTCCGGTGTCCATAACCTTGACGAAGTCCCCGGTTGAATAACCATGTGAAGCTGTTGTAACAACAGTAATCGAAGTAGCCCCCCAAGTGACAGATGATATATCAAAGACAGATCCGAAAACCTGTGTTTTTGCACAATCAAGAAACATATAATCTTTCCCGGAAAAATCTATCGGCGCAAACTTCTCAAGATATCCTGTGCCGTCCCGGTCAACAATAGCATAGACCACTTCTGTATCATCTTCTCTTACAACAGCTATGGATTTATAATCACCTTCTGTATCATGATGAGTCCATGCCATTATCTTATTTTCTTGAGAATATGCGAAAGTGATCAATTCACCATTTTCTTTTACTACCCAGACAATTGTTTCCGGTAAATTCTGTACAGCAACTTCTTTTACATACCCTTCTGTGATATGCTCGGCAGCAGCAGTAATATCCGGAGTTATATATCTGTCAACATTGATATCATACATTGCCAAGCGAATCTTTCGTTTCCCGGCCTGGACGTAAAATAACTCTCCACCGAGAAAGAATCCGGGGATCTCACAAGCTGGAAAAGCCGAGTTCTGTTTTGCTGTGATAAGAGTAACTGGGGACATCAGATTGTTTTCATCAGAAACGCTGAATACACCCTTTGTTGTGCCAACAAACACACCTCTTGCCCCAATACCCCAATTTATCCTTGAACCTTTATTATCACTTATTTTAACTTCAAAAGCATCTGTTGCAAGAAGAGGATCAGCCTCCTCGAATGTTGTATTCTTTTTTACATTACTTCCCCACATATGTTTCGGGAAAGAATCTCCACCGAGGAATATTGCCCGGCCTTCGTAAAATGTAATACCGACCGGTTGGTCGGTTTCCGGTTTATTCCCATCCCAACCAGTAGGATAGCCGACAGATGTTACATAAGCAGCGAAAGAGAAGGTTGGCCCAGACGAATCATAAGTAAGAATATAAGGGGCAACTTCCGGATGCGTGATGTACATTTCATCGCCGTCAATAGCAAATTGAATGGTTTTTATCTGTTCTGTCGTCCAGTAAGCAGTAATATCAGAAGAAGCAATTTCTGAACCATGATAGTAAACGTCCATTTTTAAATTATGAAAGGCAAGGACATATCCTTTCCCATCAGTACCTTCAAACTCAATCAGTCTTGTCCCGGATGTCATTGTATCAAGCATATACGAACCCGGCCGGCGGGTAGCGGCTCCTTGCGGCATAACAATAAAATTCCGCAGAGTTTCACAACCATTCATATACGCCGGAGAGTCTATTCTCCCCATTGCTTTTGGGGTAATCTCTCCATTGCTGAATGATACTAAAGAATATTCCTGCATCTATCTATCCTCAATCCATGTGTCAGTTTCCGGAATTATCCCATAACCCTTTGAATTCTCTGTTTTCGCTTTGAGCAGCCTCTTCTCATATAATTGTTCAAGTGTTGCTGCAAGCTGCAGATTCGCACTTGCAGAATAAGCAATTTTTGAAGCGAGTAAAGTTACAACTGCATCGAGAAATTTAGGTTTGAATAGGTTTACATCTGAGATATTCGCTATGTAGATAAGATCGAGAGTTTCAGCATCGGCAAGAATTGTATGTCCTTCTTCCCTATACTCAAACTCACTTCCCTCTTCAATATAGATATGATTATAGTCAGGAGGTAATTCAAATGCAGCAGAAAAACCAAAAGCCGGAACAGTAGTCAACGCTGAAAGCGAAGTCCTTTTCCGGGCAAACATCCAATCATCTTCTGAAATAGCTGTCTCTATACAAAGGTCAATAAAAGTGCTTGCAACATCTGCGAGTTTACTTCCATCATCCTCGGAAGCAATCTGTTCTTCCCCTACAAGGAGAAGTGCCATGTTTATTAAAGTGGTACGGCTTGCCATTATACCCTCCCAAAAACGAAACTAATTTCGTTTTTAAAGAAGGGGAGGGTTTCCCCTCCCCGATTCATTAGGATGCGACAATACCTGCGGTGATCTGTCCTGCTGAGACAGAGGTTGCGGTAGTTCTTATACGTACAAACTGTTCACACCCATCCGGGATGGGAAGTTTGAACATCGCACCATTCACAACCTGGGCTGCAGGATAGGCCGGTGAAGTAACAAGATCCGTATATGTACCGCCTTCGGTATCACAAGTCTGTATTGTGAAGGTACAGGTTGTTGCACCTGCAAGATCTTCATTGACTACAATCCCGAAGAACGCCTGTTCCCCGACATCGAGATCGAGGTCTCCGGAATTAAGATCGAGAACATCCCCAACCACACCGGCAGCCACAATATCCTGCTCATAAGCAAAAAGAAGCTTTTTATCAAATATCATATCTTTCCTCCTTAGGTTACAGCGTCTTCGCTGGTCCCAATTGCCTCTACCATTTTGATAGGTTTTCCGAGGAAAGTGGTTACAGGTCTTCCAAAAGCCTCTGCAATACCGAGATTTACATTGACTTTATCCTTTACGGCAATATCGAACTGTGTAAGCATTGAAGAGTCTGCATAAATTACCGCACCTTTACCACGGCCAGGCATCTTGTTGAGTGCTTTAATAAGAAGATCATCAACGCCAGAAGTAGCAATATCCTGAGAAGAATCAATGTTTGCAATTCTTGCATAATTATCCTCGTTGTTGATTACCATACCGGCTGCAAGCTCGTAGTGGGAAACCCACATCTGCTTGTTTCCATTCGTACTGGTAATGAGTTTCTTACCAAGGTCCTCTTTATTGAGTCCATGTTTCCATTCTCCTGGATAGATCATGTGACATTTGGTTTCGCCCCACTGCATAATAAGCAAAGATGTCCTATTTGCAGAGCCGCCGCCGTCATAAACCATTGCCTGGGAGAGGGATTTCAGCCTTCCTCTTAGACCGACAAAACTTTTTCCATCAGTAAGCTCATTGATAAATGAGGCAGCAAAGGTTTTCCCGAGACCGGAAATAAACCGCTGATCCTGATTTGATCTGAACTTCTGTTTGTTTTTCGAGATACGTACAAGTCTGTCGTCAACTTTGGAATATGCTTCCAAGAAAGCCATTTCCTCAGTTAATTCTACAAACTGCGCACGTTCGTCCGGAACGTCATCATTGATTGATGTCCATGTACCTGTAGGCTCGTTGAGAGTCTGTAAGTAGGTATGCCCGGTAAGACCATTGGCCTGTACCCAAACCATATCCTCGAGTGCTTCAAACTGCTCTACGAGAGTATCTACAACAGGCAGGAATTCATCATCTTTCATCTGTTTAACCAAATCCAGCAACGTTGGATTGGTTGAAGTGATAGTTGCCATAAAATACTCCTATAGTTTTTTACGCAATTCCGTCAACGTCAACCCGATTTCCAAGTGGTTACCGGATCTGATCTTCTCAGGTCTTACAGCCCTTTCATTGATGGATAATAAATCTGTCCGGAAGGAACTTCTTCCTTATCATCCAGGTCTCCATCCAACAATGAATCCCCTTTCAGGGATTTCCCTTTCTCAACGAGAAAGGATATTACTTTGGGGTCGTTTCCAAGTCCAGTTTTATTAAGTTTCTCCAGGAGATCTTTTCCGCCAAGAGCCTTAATTCCATCCTCCATGAACTTAATGTTTTTTGTATAATCACTTCCCCATTCATTCTTAAAATGTGCCTCAATCTTCTCCTTTTCTTCCAGATTGTGTTTTGCAATCGAATCGTATTCTCTCTTAGCTTCATCCGCATACCACTTCTGGAAAGCTTCAAACTGTTTCTCAGTCCAGGCATTGGTAAGTGCCAATTCCTGTAACCCTTTGAACTGCTCTTCACTTAATTGTACACCCTCTGGTAGGTCAGTGTCAACTTTTTTATACTCATTGACATCTTCCGGGACCCCAATACTCTTTAAAAATGCCTTTTTTTCCTCTTCTGTGGCATCTTCTCCGGGTACAAAAGCTTTACCTGCCTTCAATTCCTCCATTTCTTTGACTGTTTTCAGGTAAGCATCCGACAAATCATTGATTGTCTGGAATTGTTTTAAGGTCTCGTGAGTTTTATACTCGCCGGCATTTTGCGCCATCCATTTCGGGAAATCGTTATTCTGGCCCCCTCCATTTTGCGAACCTCCGCCGCCTCCACCATTACCGCCTCCATCTGGCGGGGTATTCTTATCTCCGTCCAAATCTCCACTGCCAAGCAATGAAGCATCTTCCGTTCCCGGATCACCGGTTCCAGGTTGATTTAGCATAATTTTCTCCTATATAAGTCGTGATATTATCAATTCCTCATCTCCGACATCCCATTCGCCGAAGTATGAAAGTAATTGCTTTGCATAATTGCTCAGGGCAACCTCTTCTTCTGTCTCACATCTGCTAAAAAAATGCAGATCTGTGAGAATCTTTGTGAGAACCCTCCTTCCATCCTCACTTCCAAAGACGACCCTGAAATCTCTCTCCATAAATTGTTCCTGTTCTTTACTTAGGACAGGTTTTTTGTGCCAGCTTCTCATCCAAGCATCCCCTCTGCAGGACTACCCGGAACAATCGGCTGGTTAAGCCCAGGCATACTCTTCCCAACTTTCTCCATCTGCTCCATCTGCTGCTGCTGTTCCATTTGCTGCTGCTGTTCTGCTTTCTGCTGCTCAACCTCAGTCTCTGAAAATAGATTATCAGCCGGGAATCCATTGTTTATTGCAGCATCACGCATTGTATTTGGCCAATTAATAACCATACCAGCTTCCGGATTAAGCGGCATAACTCTTTCCAAATCGGAAAGTGTTGCCTTGAAGCCGTCATTAAAGGCCGCCCTCTTCTGCATCTGAGCCAATGGGCCGTAATATTCCCACCCGATCTCACCTTTCAATTCTGCCGGCGGTTCCGGCATCCGGCCATTCTTTGCTTCAATATCGAATATCTTAAATAACATATTATCCAGAGCTTCTGACTCATAGTTTGATATTGGAGCCGAGATAAGGGAGGCTTTCTCTCCTTTCCTCTCTGCAACCTCCATCGCCGTCATTCTCTGTGTCAACTGAGTCAAAAGCTTCCAGTAATCAATGTAAAAAGCTGCATCGACAGCCTTCTTCTTCCTGTCCCATTGATCTACGCCAACCGGGTAATTTGTTGCCAAGTGCCAGGGCTGAACAATCCTCCCAGGATCTCCATAGTAATTCGCTCCGCCGGGTTTATTCCGGACTTTATCTTTCATTTCCTCCGGAATGTTAAGAGGTGGGTTTGCCGCCTTGTGAGCAGCTTGTAATAATGTTTTTGCCATGGCGTTAAGCCCTTTAATATCCGGAAGTGCATCATGCGCAGGGCCTCTTCCATACTTCTCAAGCCCTTCAACCCTATACCGCCAGACAATGAATGGAAATGTATCAAATCCGCCAACCCGGATAATGTCTTTCTGCCCCTCCTCCCAGTATACAGAGGCAGTCTCACCTTTCACTCCGGGAAATTTGAACCATTCATCTTTCGCCGGGAATACGGCGTGCATTATTGTTACCTTCTCAAATGGACTCTCTTCGGCCATCTTCAACAACTCTTTAGATAACTTATTCTTTTCTTTGATAAAATAATTGGCTGCAGCCCTTGCACCAACCTTTATTTCCCGATATATTGTATCAACTTCACCAAACCAGTTATGATCCAGATATATCTCGCTCGGATGTCTTAAATTAAAAACAGCCCTCCCGGTGGCCGGGTCTTCCTCCATGTACATTGTCGCAGTCGCAATCGTTATACCCATTTTTGTATAACTCGGGATAACTTTGTAGAAATTACTCCGGGCAAGAGCGGCCAGAATGATATAATTAACTTTCTGAAAATATGACTGTACGGTCAATTTTTTATTAATATCCGGATCCAGGGCTCTCATTCCAACCCAGGGTGCGCTTTTGGATATTAAATTACCCACAATACCATCGGCCATCGTATTCGCATCCTCAATCCCGGTCGTATCATACACATCTTTGGCATATTCATCAGACTCGGTGTCCTCTTTCTCAAACATCAACGATATCTGCGGATTTACATACTTTGCTATTTCCGTCCACGTCCCCACCTGCTTCTTGTTTTCTTCCTTAAGCATTTCGAGACGTTTGTTTAACGATTTAAGATCTGCACCCATTATACACTCCCGGCAAAGGTGGCTGCTTCAATATCTTCTTTCTTCAATTTATCTGCAGTACCAATAACCTGTTTCAATAATTGTTTGATATATTCCCTGTCACTGTCTTTTCCACTCGGTTCCTCCCCGGTTGCATTACGGTATAATTTCCCAAATTCCTCATCATCCATCGAATCAATCGCATCTTCTGTAAGAAATTTCCCATCCGTATCAGTAAAAATACTCACAAGCTCCTTGTCAGAAACCGCCTTGTTCTTCTCGTCAATCTTATCCTGATCTATCAGCTTCTGATCAGAGGTCGCCAAAGTAGCCCCTTCCCCGGCTGCAAAGGTCTCTATCGGCCGGTCGCTCTCCCTCGTTGCCGTCCCGCTCTCCCCGGGAATACCCCCGGTGTCCGCAAAACTGCCTTCCTTATTCTTCGGCTGTATATCGTATTGACTCAATAAACTCTCTACTTCGTCAGCATTATCCTTCCCGACAATCTCAATCAGCTTCTTTATTAACTCTTCCATCATTTACCTCCAGCTCTTTAATATATTCTACCAAATACCGAATTTCACTATCTATCAAATACTCGGCTACATTTTTCAATACGCCTCTCGCCCTGTAATCCTTTACTTCCTTGATGCAATCCTGCACTTTTAAGCGTTTTTTCAATCTCAGCCTCCTCTTTAATATAATCATAAAGCCAATCATTTCCTTTGCAAATATCAATTAAGCTTCCCATACGTCAAATTCCTCTTCATCATGGCTATATTCATCGTAAGACTCTACATAGTTCTTCTCAATAGCCCCGGTGGGAAACGGCATGAAAACAGCCTTATGATTAATCTTCGCCAGGCAGTCAAGCATATCATCATGCTCCACAAACGGATATATCGTCAATTCCTGCTCTATAAACACCTTTACCAGGTCCTCGCTCTTATGTTCCCAATTAGTCCGGTAAATATGTTCCGGGAAATATATCCTCCCCTGCTCAAAAATAGGTACTAAACTCTGGATTCTCGCCTGTTTTGCCGAATTTTCCCTCAAACTCGTTATATGAAACCGGTAATTGTACTGCTCCATTACGTATTTAAAATGCTCTATATCGTTCATCATCGCACTTTCCTCGTATCCGACAAACTTCGGATCATACTTCTGATGTAAATTAAACAATATAGACGCCCTTTCTGTCAAATTTAATTTATCCCGGATCATCTCAATTACATAATAGTTCTTGTCCGGGCCATATCCGATTACCCAGAAGACTGTATAGTCGTTATCCTTCCCTTTCTTTGAAGCCGGGTCGCAAAAAATCGCAACATTCAGCCCTGTATAAATCTCCCCGGGCCAATACTTCATCCACTTCTCTTCAAATCCCTGTTTATCTTCCTGCAGCGGGTCCAGAAGCATCTGTGCTGCAAATATATACGGCCCCATCTTCTTATATTTACCGGCCAATGTCTCCTTTGACATGAATACCGGTTCGCCGTCAGCTTTACCATTCTTCGTCGCCGGGTATATCCGGGGGATTATCTCCCCTGTTTTCCGGATCGTATCATATGTATCATACGGATGGTAAATTGTGCCTTCGTACCATTCTCGTCCGCCGTCCCTCCCAAGGTTTTGTGATAACCGCCAGCCGGCAGTTGTCTTTTCTCTCATAGCCTGCGTCAAAACAGTCTTATCAGTTACAATATCATTGTAAATCCTCAATACAAAATGCTTTGATGTAGGCTGTGCGTCAATAACTCCCCAGGCTTCCACAGTCTGCTCATTCGGATTCGTGTCTCTCTTAACACAAATCCCGCTCTCCGCACTCCAGCTGAATCCGTACTTCTTCGATTCCTTCTTCGGATTCTGCCAAAAAATTTCCGGGAAAAGCCACTTCAACAATTCATTACTCTCAAGCTCTTTCATTATCATTTTCAAAAAAGCTTTCGCTATCGGCCGGTTAAAGGAGAATATACCGATAGTAATCTCCGGATCTTTACATATCTCCTGAATCGTCCCGGCAAACGTTATTAAACTCGACTTGTAATGCTCCCTCGCCCATAAGTCCAGTCTCGAGTCCGGATCCGCCTCAACTTCCCTCGCTCTCGCATATACCCAGTCATTATCCCCGTCCTTCCTCTTCAATACCCTCGTAAACAAAAAAAACCGGTCATGAAGTACCAATTCCCTCATGACCAGCCGTAATGTCTCTTTGCCGTGTTTCTCAGCTTTCTTTAGAGTTTCATCGTAATATGTATTGGCTTCTACTCTTGTCAATTACAAACCTCTAAAATATCTCTTTCAATTTATCCTTAAGACCCTTCTTCTCTTTCTTTTTCTCAACCTTTTCTCTAATCTTCTCTTCTTTCTTAATTACCTGTTCGACCGGTTTGTCTTCCAGCTTCTCCGCATCTACCATATCCGTTATCATCGGTCCCTTCCCGGGCAGCTCCCTATATACCCGGCCACATACCGGACACACCATCGTTACCATTACCTGCCAGCCGTATGACATCTTTACCATCTTAACCACAGGTTTACCCTTCACATGCTTACACTTCCTCGCAAACCTTACCTTCATCTATTCCTCCTCGCCCATATTATCAAATGAGCATAATTCGCTATATCCGCCGCTTCCCTCTCAATCTCAAACACTATCCTCTCATCCATCATTTCATCTATTATCGCCTTCCCTAATTCCTCAACTTCCCCCTGGAGTAAAAAATACAACTCCGTTATGTCAGTCGGAAATTCCCCCTTATTTACCCGGTCTTTAAACTTGACTACCTGCCACCTATTCCCTAACCGGATAACCTTCTTATATGGCCTAAATTTCCTCCCGAAAATTCTATCCACTCTTTTAAAAATTTTTGGTAAATAACTCGTGAGTAATCCACTACTGTTCCGTTTTAATTCAATGGGGGAGGGTGACGGGGTTGTGTTTCCAATATTACGTTTTCTATCCGTGAGTCTGTCAAATACGAAACTGGTTTCGTTTTTCATTCGTCTGCTCCTACCAACAATCCTCTTCCTACTTCCTCATCGAGATACTTTTCCTTGACCGGTGGGTTTATTATCCTTACGTTGTCTATCATGTCCCGGACCTCTGCTGGTAGTATGTCCTTCTCTTCCTTCTTTTCGCTTGGCTTGTATACTTCCGTAAGCTTCAGTAACCTATTCTTCTCTTTCTGTATGTCTAAACATAACTTCAAACTCTGTATCTTCTGATCCCCTTCTGCGTTCTCCAGTGCTACCTTATACATATAGTCCAGATTCAGTATCGCACGCCCTAAGTGTTCAGTTCTTGCCTGCATACTGTTCCCTACTATATCATCTTTTGCCTTTCTCAAGTAGTTATCTATGGCACTATTAGTGAGTCCCCATGACTCAACCTCAGGATCTACTAATATCTGTGCTCTCTTCATCCCACGTGCTAAGAGGGTTATGATGTGGTCTATGCGATTTTGTATTATTGCGTTAGATTGTTTGGTATTTCTCTTTTTATGTATGATATCCATGAGAGTAGTATAACCGGGGGAAGGAGATTTTGCAATCATTTTTTGATTTGGTGTGTGTTTTTGTTGAGTTTTATTGGTTTTTATCTGGTTTCTGTCTCTTATGAGTCGGTCTCTAATGACTTATAGTGATTATAAGAGGGTTGGTAAAAGTGTGTCAAGTACCGACTGATCAGTCAGAAGTGATTTGTTATTAAATAATTTAATAGGAGTTTGGTTGGCTATAAGTTTAATTAAAAACGAAACTGATTTCGTATTTGTTATTAAATATTTTAATAGTAAGTGTGTTGGTTATAAGAATAACTTATATATCATATCATTGCTGTTTAGTTTCTTTAGTCTCTCTTGTTATCAATCTGTAAGTGATTTGTGTCTCTTCTTCTTCGGGTTTTTTAATTATGCACCCCTCGCAAAAAACTTTCAAGGCCGAGTCGGAGAAATATCAAAAATAATAACGGTCTTGCTTCTACTTCTTTATAGTCTTAGGTGTTCGTATGATTTTTGACATTTCTCCTTTAAACCTCCGCTTCGCTCCGGGCCTTGACTCGGTTTTTTGCTGCGAGGTTAAGAGTCAACCCATATTAAGAATCAAGGAGATCAAGATGGCTTACAAAACATGGAAACAGTTAAATCTACGTACATTAAGGAAACAGTACAATTCATTGTCAAAGGTGTTTCGTAATGAAATCAGTTTTGATGATTTTTGTACTACTTCGTATGACAGTAGACGTTAAGGCGTCCAGGGAGGTCCGAGTCCTCCCTGCTGCATAATGCTTTCTCGTATGAGAGAGTCTAATTTAATACCGCTCGAAAGAGCAAGGAGTTTATTATGGAAATGAAGAAAATGTTTACAGACAAGATTGACGGGATTTACAACATCGATCAGTACGAGGATCCCAATACTGCATGGGAAGTGTTGGAATCACTTGCTAACGATCGTGGAATGGACGACAACATGAAGTTTGCTTTTAACCGCAATTTCTACGGTTACATCAAGGATTATGAACAGAAGTTTGATACTGAGATCATGCGCCCGGTTAAACATGGAGTTGAATATCTTCTCTCGCTTTCTCTTGATGATAGAGAAAAAATCTATCTTAAAGGCGACTTCTGGGGCAGGACTTGGAAACTTCTCGATCCTAATTCACAGTACGGCATCGCATGGAAATCTGAATCCGGAACAGCAAGGTTCCCTTCTCAATACATGCACTTCGTTAAAATCGTGTTTATGAACGACCTTCACAAACATCTCTCAAAAGTTGTTCTTGAAAAGAAGGAGGCATAGCATGTTGATGTCTTCTATTTTCACAGATAAGAAAGATGTAAACCTTCTCAACCCAGAAAGAGTTTACTATCTTGAGGGCGGGTACAAACTCTCCCATTTCAAGGTATGGCGTCTTAGTTATGGTGAACGTGAGATTATGACTGAATCTCATGTTAATTTCTGGAATATAGTTGATCTATTTCCCAGAAAGACTTACAAGTTCACAGACGTTGCTAACTTCGCTGTTGCGGAGTGGCAAGAGAAACAGTACGTCGGCAGCGATACAGAGGGTCATACGCTCGATCGGATAATCCGGTCAATGTAATCAAGTTGCTCCCTGAAAAGGGAGCTTCTTTTTATTTCCTCAGAATTTCTATAAGTAATTTTTTCTTTTTAGGGTAATCCGATATGGTTCTGACAATTATATTTTTTTGGATGAATAAATCATCTTTATAATTTTTATTTAATAGGAGGTTTGAATGTACGTAGAGGATATTACCGATTATCAATTTAAAGAAGTGTATCATATGGATATATTTGATAGAGATGAATATGTCGAACTTCAAAATATCCGTGCTAATAAACGTAAAATCAAGAAATATCATTTTAAGGGGGATTGGAGATGAATAATCTTAATTCATTTTTGGTTGAAGGTAATTTGGTTAGAGATCCGGAGTTGACTATAACGGAGGCCGGTAATAGTGTATGTAATTTTACTATTGCCAGTAATCGGTATTATAAGAATGGTTCTGGAGAGCCTATCCAAGAAGTATCTTATTTCGATTGTGTTGCGTGGAATGGACTTGCTGAGGTATGCTCTGAATATCTACATAAGGGCCGTGGTGTACGTATTGTCGGCCGTCTCAAACAGGATAGATGGATTGATACAGATGGCAACAAAAAGGCTCGTATCAAGGTTATCTGCGATAGCGTTGATTTTAAACCTGTGTTTACACAACATTAAGGAGAAGGGGAGAATTCTTTTCTCCCTTTTTTCTGAATAGTTCTACAGTTTTATGAATTGTGGATGATTAAATCTGGAGGGTGTAATGGCTGATTATACAAGAAAAGAATTAGTTGAACTATTAATGGCAATGGAGAAATCGATACCGAGTGTTCGTATAACTTCTCCGAGTGATATTATTACAATGTTTGTTCAGGAAATGTATGCCAATCAGGAATTATTTATGGTTGTTGGTTTAGATGGGGCGCACAATATTATATACAAAGAGATTGTTACCAAGGGAATCCTTAACAAAACACTCGTCCACCCAAGAGAAATCTATAGAAAGGCTATAGTGGAAGGTTGTGAAAGCATAATCGCAGTACACAACCACCCATCCGGCAGCGCTGAGCCGTCAACCGAAGATGATCAAATAACAGAAAGATTGAAAAAAGCCGGTAAGGTTATCGGAATCAATCTCCTTGACCATATAATAATTGGAAAGAAAGGATATTTTTCTTACACTGAAGAATATAAATTATAACAGTAAAATTTTTTTTAGGAGTGTATTATGAATTCTTTAAAAACTTTCATAAGATTGATGAATGATTTTGTTAAAGCACAGAAGAAGTATGCTGATTGTGGTGCATGGGATACCGAACCTTCATATCATTTCCGATATGGTGTTGCGAATATCTTAAGGGGTAACCCCTGGAAAGGTTTAACTCCGGATGAATGGGAATTGTATACAGAGTGTTCTAAAAGGAAGCTTGCAGCACGTGCATTAAATACAAGGATGCGAAGAATTGAAAGGTTTGTGTTGGATCACCCCATGATAAATGCAGAAAAACTTATTGATATTGTAGATCAAAATTTTTGAAAAACGAAACTAATTTCGTTTTTGGAGGTTAAAATGGCTGTATATATCATTTTTAAAGGCGAAGAAATTGTTGAATGGGGTGGAAGATGAAAGCAGCAGAATTGATAAATAAAGTCAAAGATGAGATCACCGATCCAAATCTGATTATAAAAACTCTCGAATATAATATCTTTGGTGCTGATATTCCAATGAAAAAATGGTCAAGAACAAATCAAATAATAGCATTGATGTATGGCCATACAGATGCAAGATCTTACAATGCCTGGAAGTCTATCAATAGAACAGTTAAAAAGGGCGAAAAAGCTTTTTATATTATAAAGCCCTATACTTTTAAAGATAAAGAAACCGGAGAAGTTACTCTCCGGTTTGGGACTCAAGCTGAATTTGGATATATTCAGACTGAGGGTGAAGTACCACCAGAATACAATAAAGTTGAAGAAAAGGCAATAGTTTATCCCGATGTTTATAAAATTGCTGATATGCTTGGAGTTGAGATTGTAAAAGATGTTTCGCGAACTGGAGAAGCTGCTTCTTATAACAACACAACAAAAACAATCAGAATAACATCCGATGATCCCAATGCAGTATTTCATGAATTATCCCATGCAATAGATCATGCTGTAAATGAGAATCTCGGAACAACTGCAGAAAAAGAAATTGTTGCAGAATTTTCCTCAGCTGTTCTCAGTATGTATTATAAAGTAGACAACGATATGGGAGTTTCCAAGGGATATCTTGAGTATTTTTCCGAAGGAAATCTTGTTCATAAATTAAATATTTTGTTGCCAAGAATTGAAAATGTGATAAAATATGTTGTAGATGCTAACGATACAGTATTACAAAAAGTGTCATAGGTCTATGAAGCGCAGTGCGACCGCCTGACATGATGTCGAAGCTTTTTCAAGTGACCCTGGCCCAATACCGGGGAGGTGGTATACAAACTTTTGGAGGGTGAAGATGAAAAGAGTTTTATATATTAAACCGAGTGAGCATGTAACAGATATTGATAATATAAATAATTCTGTACATATTTGCGCAATAGAGAAAAAAACTGGTACTGTTAGTCTCATTGCAAGACTCCCTGATACTAATTATGGAGTTATTCCAATAACCAAAGATGCTTCTATTTATGACAGCAGGAACAGAGTGGTCAGTATGAGAACATTCGTCAGAAACAACATTGATGATTTTGATTTTTATGCTTTTGATGATGTATATGAAATGCTTGAATGGTTACTCAAAAGAGATGATTTATGAAAATCTATGCAAAATTGAAAGATGGTCGTTTGGATTGGTGGCCTGTTACCTATATTGAGTTTACAAAAGAAGGTAATTTGAAATGGGTAAAAGGAATCATCAATTTTGCCAGAAAACAAAATTATCCAATTGGTGCACATATTGATGAAATTGATCTTGATAAGAGATTGGAAATCAAATTTGTTAGAGAATAATTTTTTACAGGAGGTAATTGTATGAAAAAAATTAGCGGTAAGCTGATGCTGGCAGTGTTGTTGTTTTCTCTGTTCGCAGCAATGTTGTCAGCGATGATCGTTCCGGTCATCAACAGCAGCCGGGCAGAGTTTAGTAAACTGCAGGTTGTTGCCGAAGTTAACAAGATCCCGGTGAAAGGAGAAGTAGCAGTGCAGCCTGTTTCGGCGGCGCACAGTGAAATTATGGCAGTCCAAACTGTCAGATATAAACCGGGATCGAAGGCTACATTTTATAATAACCGTCCAGCAGGACAAAACGCTGTCAGCTTTCTATATTATGTGGTCGTACTGATAGCAATTGGATTTTCCACCGCATTGATCAGCGGTACTACTCGAACATACCAGAAAGGTATAGGAGGATATCTGCATATTGCAGGTTATACTTAACCATTTTCTTTTTAAAATATATACGGCTGTAGTTCAAGATTGCAGAATACTGGATCGTGCACCGGAGATGCAGGGCCATGCCTGTCAGCCGTAATTGAAGGTGAATATCTATGAAGCACCTTTTTAAACTAAAGATAGATTGACAGCCGGAAAGACGGCGTAGGCAAGTGGCGGAAGTAGACGCTCTCTAAATAGCGGTAATTAGAGAAAATGGCCAGGCGTGTCAGTGCGAAAATCCGGTAGTAGGACGTCTTAATAAGTGAACGGTCGCACACATTGCAGGTATCAAATCCTGCCTTGCCTATAATCGGATATGCTTCCGTATGGGAGATTACCGGCAAAGGCTATCCCTGAATAGTCTACACTTCAAAATTAGAGAAAAACTTTTTACCAGCTTCAGGGAGCTGGTTGTTTTACAAGATTATAATATGGAATCCTAAGACTGGTAAGAAAGAAAATTATTGTATGGCAGTTATTAAATACGGGGGTAAAAAATGATAGATAGATCAAAAATAAAGAAGATGTATGTATGGGATACGGATATCACATACAAGGTAAAAAGATATGTTATAGATACGTTTAAAGATGGATCGTGTTTGATTGTTTCTGAAGAAAGTGAATGGTCTTTTGAGAATGGAGAAAAGTATATGACATTAAATTATCTTCATTATAAAGAAATCACTGAAGATAAGTATCGTCCGTTTAAAGTAGAAGAAACGTCGGAAGAATTTCTTGACTATCTTTTCCGGAGGAAGAATGGAATCGGTCAGATATCTAAATGTACAACTGTGTCATCAATGAGTGGGGGTGTTTACATAACAGGTTTTTGGAAAG